CCGCGCACGATATCCGAGCCCGTCGCGATGACGGCATACGCTGGTTCCTGAGGCGAACCCTCAGGTTCGGTATGGATCGACGCAGCCAGCGCACCGGACGCGACGTGATTCTCCTGCGCCAGCCTGTTAGCAGCACGCTGGGCGATCGCCTCGGCCGTCAGGCGCGTCCACTCTCGCAAAACCTGATAGATCCGCGGGCCGCGCGTCACACCGATCATCGGTGCGTCCGTCGGGCGGATCTCGTAGCGAACCTTGAAGACCAGCACCGCACCACCCCTCACGCAGCCGTCGCTGTCGCCACTGTCCGGTACGGCTGCAACAACGCCTGCACCTGTGGCGGAACACCGACGTTGCGGTTCAGGACGAAGCCTGTCGCACCGACCTGGACGGAATACGCTGCTGGTCCGGTCTCCCAAAGTGCCTGGCACCAGAGCAGTACCGCCTGGCGGATCGCCTCCCCGCCCGGCCGGTATTGCACGGCAACGAGCTGGTCGCTGGCGTCACGCACCTGCGTCGCCCAGCCAGCGCGGTAGCGAACCCAAACGGTCGCTGTACCGGGCAACCACGGTACAGTTGCTGAATGGCCTATCCCACCCGGTAGTCGGCGCAGCCGGTTCAGGTGGTGATAGACGGCGTAATCGACACCTTCCACCAGCGCCCTGGAGCCTTCGCGCACTTCCAGCACAGCGACAATGGGTCGGTGGCGGAGCAACAGCCACTGGCTACCACCATCCGCGTATTCGCTGTATTCACGCTCAATCACCCCGGACAGTAGCTGCTCGACCGCGTCCGATACCGCGTTCAGGATCGCACACAGGACGTCCTGCTCTTCTTCGCTGTGTCCGGGGCTCAGCGGTGCAGTAGCCGTGTCTTTCCACACCGCGCGCTGGACTTCCAGCTCAGTCGCCAAGGCCGAACGAGAAGGCGTCACCAGGCGTGCCATTCACGTCACCCCCGCCGTCGCCGTGGACGCTCGCCCTGGACAGGTTCGGGATCGCCCTGCGACCCGTCCTGTTCACCCGACGCATGGGTGCGCCCCTGCCGCAGCCGCTCGTACAAGCGCATGGCCCAATAGGGGTCTTCGATCTCGTACTCGCCCGGCTCCCACACCAGCCCGTCGATGGTAATGGTCTCTGTCACGACGAGCCGCATGTCACACGCTCCAGTACAGAACCAACAGCTGGTTTCCCGTCGTCGCTGTCGCGATCTGGATCGATCCGTCACCGATCGTCGTCTGGCTCGCGCGATCGGCTACGATCGCACTGCCGGACGTTGCCGTCGGCGGCTGCAGCTCGAGCACGGCAACCAAGACGTCTCCTCGCTTGATCCCCGGCACGCTGATGGGGGTGTTGGCCGCCGCGCCAGCGGCAACGGCGGCCTTCAGCTCCACACCGCGTCCGAGGAATTGGGCTGCGAGCCTGCGCAAGCTCATCTCCTGCCCTCCTCACTCGGATTACAAGTTCACGTTGTACGCCAACACGCCAAATTCCGGATCGGCGATCTTGACGTCACAGCGCAGCGTGACGACGAAGCTCGTCACACCCTCGCGCGGGTCGCGGTAGCGCTCGACGCGGATCCGGCGCTGGAAACCAGCGATCAGGTTCTGTGGATCGACCAGCAGCACGAACTTGCCGTAGTCGACGCTCGCACTGTTGATCGTGTCCGTGCCGCTCATCAAGGGGACAGCACGCACGGGAATCCCAGCGAAGCCGAGGTCAGCCGTCATGTTCTGGATGATCGCGTCGTCACCCAGCCGCGTGCCGCGCGCTCGCAGTTCGCGGACATAGCCGTCATGGTGCCGGACGGGCACGTAGAAGCGCAGCTGCGACACGTTCGTCCGGTAGCGCGGCGGCAGTGCCGACAGCATGGCATGGAAGAGATCGTCGTAGCGGGTGATGCCCGAGGCATCGATCTTCTGCGCTGCCGGCAAGCCGACCTGCAATTGCTTGATGATCCCGTCGAGCGAGTCGAGATATTGGTCTTCCGATGCGGTTCGCGCCGTGTCACCCTTGATAAACAGTTCCTCGACGTCGCGGCCGACCGCTTCGGCCAACATGGCCATGATCGTGTCGGCGAGCCGTTCCTTCTCGACGTTGTCCTCGAGCACCTCGTCCGTCAGCGGCACTTCACCCTTGAGGAGGACAGTCTGCAGCGTGACCAGGCCGGTCTGCGGCTTGACGCGGTCAGCGTCAGCCAGCCGCTGCCCCTCAGTGCCGCGGCGCAGCACGCGCGTGTTCAGCGAGATGCGCGGAACCTCGAACAGCGGCGCGTCCGAGTCCTCATAGCGCATCTCCTTCGTGATGACACCAGACTCCATCGCCACCCGCAGGAACTCGCGCACCTGCTGTGGCGACAATCGACCGCCTGACGCAAGGTCAGCAGTCGTGAACGTCGCCTTCTCCAACCATTCTCGTGCAGTCTTCGGCATCGATGATTCCTCCTTTCTCAGTAGTTCAGCGATTGCACCGTTATTGACTTGTCCAGGCTGGGACACCTGCGCCGCACGATCGTGTTGTCAGGAACCGAACAGGACGTCAGCGAACAGCCCTTCGCCCCACCGGCGCACTTGCGGCTGTCGCACGCGCGCCTCCGGCTCAGGCTGGCGACTGGCGACCTGTGTTGGCTGGGACTTGGCGACAGCACCCTTCTCGAGCAGCGCGCGGATCGCCTTCAGTTCTTCGAGGATCGCGTTCCAGATATCCGGATTCGGGTAATAGGGTGCCGGATACCCGTACCCTTCCTGGCCTTCTGCAGACGCCTTCTGCTCGTCGGCTTCCGCTGCGACTGCGACAGGCTCACCCACCTGTTCAGCAGCGTTTTCTGTTTCGGTGGCCTGCGAAGGCACTTCCTCCACCGGGGCCTCGGCAGTTGCAGCGCCGAACGGCTGCTTCAGGCCATAGAGTGCCGCCAACCGGTTCAGCGCAGACAGCGCTTCATCCGACAAAGGCAACCCACCGCGGCCTTGGGCATCGTTGGCCAAAGCCTCCAGGACTTCCGCCACGCGTTCCTCGAGTTCCTTGGCGATCGCCACGTTCTCGTCCTCTTCCTCGCTCTTCATGATCAGCCAGCGCCGACCAGTGGCCGGACGATCCACAGCATCGACCCGATCCACCTCGATGTCCTCCAACTCGTAAATCTCCTTTTGTTCTCGTTCCACAGTTACACCTCCTCTCGTCGCTTGCGACGATGCGCCCAGCCCTGGATCGACAGACCGACTTTTTCACCTCGCTTGATCCGCTCCCAGGCCTGCGGGGTCCAGACGATCCCGAGCAACCAGTCTCCCGGCTCGACCACTTCACCATTCACTTCCCAGCGTGGGCCGCGGTAGATGTACGACTCGACAACCGTGCCTGCACCTTCCGTGCCTGGTGCATGGTCGAGACCGACGCGACGGCTCTTGCGCATGTAATTCCAGGCCGCTTCCTCGAGCTGTTCGGGATCGGTGATGACGTCTCCCCACGAGTCAACCTCGCGGAGCGGATACGCGACAGCGAGCGTGTAGCGCTTCTCCGGATCGCGGCGCACGATCCGCAGGATCTGCGCGACGTCGATCAGTTCGTGTCCGGCGCGCAGGTCTCGCGGATCCTTGGGCCACACGAGATACCGTTGCCCCTTCTGACGTAATTCGCGGACGACTTCGTCTCGGTCATGCGTCACGGCATAGGGTTTCTGTTCGGCAGGGCGTGTGAACAGCCACTCGCGGCGCCCCTCCCCCAGTGGTGCGTACTGCCACAGGAAACGCCCTTTGAGTACCTTACCCTCGAGAAAGACCTCAACAGCATGGACGCGCGCGAAACCCAGTCGATACGTTCCGCGATCGATTGCCCAAAATGCCGCCCAGGTGCGGCTCGTCGATCCGACACCGCGCGGCTGCACGACGAGCGGCTTCTCGATACCGACCTGTAACCAGCTTAGCGGACCGAACAGTTTCGGCGCCGACTGGATCGCGAGATCAGGATCGTCCATCAATTGGAATGGGCGCAAGCGTTCGCGATTTTCTTCCATCGACCCGCCGAACAGCGTGATACCCCACCAACCTCCGAAGCGATCGGTGGCCAGGCGCAGGTCGAAGTGAATCGAGTGATCCGTCCGGCGCACGACGTCATCCAACGCCCATTCGCCTTTGACAATCCGTTCCGCTTCTTCTTTGCTCAGACCGCGCACGTGCGCATGCAGCACCCAAGGCAACGCCTCACCCGATAGCGGCATGGCTTCGTGCCAGCGCCTCTCCCAGTGTTCGCGTGCAATGGTGCTGCGCGGCTCATCGTCTTCTCCGTCGTCCTTTACCAGTGCCCTTAGGTCGTGCGTCTCTTCTTTCGTCACGACGTAGCGCTTGAGTGTCCCTGACCGTTCGGCCATGTCCAGCGCTTGCTCCACGGTATAAGCCGGGCGCGTGCGGTCGACGCCGAGCGGCGTGGGCTTGCCCCAGGAGATCCGGCCCTGGTCGTCGACAACCAGTTCTTCGACGCGGACGTTCAGCGTATCGCCGACGTCGGCCAGCTTCTCGTCGCTGACAAACGTCTTGCCGAGCACGACGTCTTGTCCGTCCGTCCCACGCAACGCACCGGTGTACACCCAGCCGTTCTTCGTCCGATCGACCGCGACGACCTTGACTTTCAGTTCTAAGTACACCTTGAACTTCGCCATCGTGGACGTCGGGCCGAAGACGTACGGCGCATCGCCTCGGCGCAGGACGACACCTTCGATCGGTGGGCCGTCGTTGCGGAACGTCCAGGCGAGCAAAGTGTCTGCGGCACTTTCCAGGTCTTCGCGAGAACGGACAGGAACCTGTGGCAAGACGATCAAGTGCGGCGAATCGATCGACTGCAACAGGTCTAGCCGTTCCGAAAACGGCCAGTCGTGCACGTCTTCACCGTTCCACACTGTTAGGTCATAAAGGAACACGTACGGCTCTCCGTCGAGTCTGCCGCGCAGGAACGTTGGAATCTGCGGACGTGCGAGCCATTGCTCGCCGTGCAGAACCGCCAGTTCACCTTCAACCGTCGTGCCGTCAGGTAGTTCACGCGCGACTCGTGCCAGTGGTCCATCGAGCGATTCTTGCGTGTCCTCGAGCCAGACGCGCACGTCGTCACCACTGCGCGACAGGATCAGGCGGAACCCATCCACCTTCGGACTCGCGTAGACGACGCCACTCTCCGCGACGGCCTTCTCCGCCCAACGCTCCCAGGCCTCACCGCTGGAGAAGAAGTCGGTTGATCCCGCCATGGCAGGTTTCTGGACAGGATACCGCATCAGCGGACGCAGCACTGAGCAGTTGACTGGCTCCAGCGGACGGTGCGGTCGCAGAACCAGGTCGAAGAGCGGCACGTAGGCCTGCCCTTCGGCAAGGTGTGGCCCTTGCGGGTTGAACAGCAAGTGCAATTGCTTGCCGGTCTTCTCCGGATCCAGCACCTTGCGAGCTAGCAGCAGCACGCTCTCGCGCCAGCCATGGTGCGCGACGTTGGGATCCTCGCGAACCAGCACGTCGATGTCGTGCGGGTCGTCGGAAAACACCGCAGAACCGACAACCGAAACGTAATGTGGCACCAGGACAGCCTCACCAGCCTGATCCAGTAGCCGTGTGAGCCACGACAGGTCAGCATCCTTTTCCAGGAACGGACGGCTGTCGCGATCCAGTTCGTCGTGCTCGTTGTGGTTCATCCCACGCCGCCGCATTTCTTCGACGACCCACACGTGCCGGTTGATCGTCCGGTATTCGCGTGCCACACCCTTTTCGCGCAGCGTCGCATCCCACTGGTGCAGGCGAAGGTGCAACAAAAGCAGCTCTTCGTCAGATAGCTTTTGGACGTCCCGTGGCGATGCGATATCGTCGAGCGACACGTTCAGGACGAGCTCCATCGCTTCGTTCCCCGCGACCCGAAATGCACGTTCACGATCGGAGCATCAGTGCGCTCGGTCTCTGCACTGACTGCTGCACCAGGCGTCGGCATCTCACCCGATGCAACCGGCTTGCCCTGGAAGTAGAACTGATCCATCGCTGGGTGCTCGGCTGGACGGAATCCGAGCAGTGCCCGCGCTTCGTTGGGTGTCAGGATCATGCGGTCAATACCAGTCCGCGCGATCGCAAGATCGAGCTCCGTCTCCTGGATATCCAAGTCTTCCAGGCGCCAGTACCAGCCACGCAAGACCAGGCCCAGTCCGTAAGGGCCGAACAGCGTCTTGTTCAGACGGTCTTCCAACACCGTCTGCAGTGGCTCAATCACACCCCAGCGGTACGCCCGCATCATCTCGCGCGCTGTCGAGCCACCGAAGGTGTTGGTGACAGCCAAAGCTACTCGGTACGGTGGCACTTGGTGCGCCATCAGGATCGCCTTCATCAGATCCTCCCGGCGCTTCAGGAACGACGCTTCCTGGACGTCCGGACCGATCTTCTCGACACGGAACTGCACCGTATCCGGCATCCCGATCACGAGCGTCTTGCGATGCTTGCCGACTGCTTCTTGCAACGCCACTTCGATCTGATCGACGTAGTCCTGCAGGTTCACCGATGCTGGCGCCGACAGGTGAACGATCCGGCCGACTGCACCGGACGAATCGAAGAAAGCCACGCTGTAATCTCGGATGGCGTTGTATTCGACGATCGACGGGATACACGCTACCCAGCTGGGAACACCGTAGCGGGTTCGTCCATGGTAGCGGCTGAACAGAATGACCTCGCTCGCTGGATCGTCAGTGTAGTCGACCACCTGTCCAGTCTTGCCGTCCAATTCGAAGGGCGCACCGAACAGCTTGAAATAGCGAAACACGCCGCCACGGTGCTGCACGAAGATGTTCGGATCGCGCGTCAGGCGCAACGTGTGTGCCGGTAGTGGATAGATCGCGCCGATGGTGCCGTCGTCCGATCGGACGACTTCCCAGGCCGACCAACCGATCGCCCGCAATTCCCACACGGCTTGATAGAGCAGTTCGGAGAACGTGTAATTGGGATTGACATGTTCAAGGAACAGCTCGACTTCTGCCCTGGCCTGCTCGTCAGGAGAGCTGACGCGCGGCACAAACGTCCAGCCGCGGCCGACAGCATCGGCTGCGACAGCATCCAGCGCGGCTGCGTGGACTTCATTCATCTCCGCCAGCTGCGCCAGGCTCTCCGGGTCGTACGGCGGCTCAATGGCTCGGCCCAGCGAATACAGCTCCTCAAATGGGTCTTTGACCTGGCGGCTCGGTGGGACGACATGACCGACGGCCACGCGCTGGACTACCGCTTGGCCTTCTGGTTGTCGCTTAAAGAAGCGACTCCACCACGACACGTGACCTGCTCCTCGACAACGCCACCGCCCGGATGATCGGTCCAGACTGCACCGTCTGCGTCGCTGCGCGCACAGCCAGTGCGAGCGCCATGACGGCGTCGGTCGACAGACGACTGTCCTGGTAGGTGTACGCCTGCAGTTCGTCCACCAATTCGCGGATGAACGGGAAGCGGATTTCGCGCCGTTCCAGCGCGACCTGCAGCCGACTGATCAGCTCGACCTTGGACTTCCCCGTGAACACGAACGGACGCGCGACGTCGCCGATCTCGTCCAGCACCGCCCCACCGACACCGGTCGCATCGAAGAGCGTCAGGCGACAGTGGTAGCGCTGGTGCAGTTCGCGCACCCGTTCGCCGATCGCTGGCCACGGACGCCGCTGGTAGCGCTCGAACAGGACGACACGGAACGGTCGCTCGGTCACGTCAAGGATCACATGCACGGTGTGGTCGTTCTGCTTAGCCGGGTCAACACCCTGGACATACAGGCGATCCTGCCGCGGCTCTTCCGGCAGCAGCCAGCCGCAGTCTTCGTAGGCAGCCTGGATATCCTGCCACCGGAAGACCGATCCGGTGTCTTCGACGTACTGGCCTTCGATCTCGCGCATCCAGGCAGACGTCGGCATCTGGTCGTAGATCGACCGGATGTACGCATGGTCGACATGCGGGTTCTCGAAGGTCGTCCCGACCTGGGCGTAGACCATCGGGTCACCCTGCAAGCCGAGCTGCAGCATCCGATAGACGTAGCCACGCAACGCACGCGGCGTCGTCGTCATCACCAGTTGACCACCGACGTCGGCCAATGTCATCCGCACGGCTTCCGTAATGAGCGACTCCGACAGGTAGTCCGCTTCGTCGACCACAACGCGGTGGAACTTGTGTCCGCGCAAGTACATCCCTTCGCGGGCGCCCGTCCGTACCATGATCGCCGACCCGTTCTTGAACTTCAGGTACGGGAACGGCGACTGCTTCCACTGCTCGACGAAGAGCTCGATAGCAGGGTTGCGGCGGACGAATTCTTCCACTTGCGAGAACACGATCAGCGCCTGGTCGAGCGTGATGCTGACGATGCACTGCTGTGATCCAGGTTGCTTGAGTGCGTTGTAGAGGAGCTGGATCGCGGCAACTGTGCTTTTCCCCCACCGGCGGCCGGTAACCAATACCGCTGTCGGCCGCGATTCGGCCAGCAACCAGCGCTGCTGTCCCGGATGG